CGCCGAGCTTGAAGGAGCAGGCACTTGCTGAGCTGGAGCTGTTGAGAGGAGATGCCAATGCTCATGGCCTTGGCTTTGACGCGCCCGCCATCCGCCGCGCTCTTGAATCCCTACCCGATTAGTCAACATCACTTCGAATCACTATGGAATTTTTAAACATCGAGCCTGCAACACTGGAAATCATTTGTCCCAAGCACGGACAACACAATAAGTACATCCACAGCAGCATTTCAGGACACGATGGGTATTGGTGCATGTTGTGTTGGCTGGAAAGCCTTGGACCTTCTCTCCCTATTGTCAAACCCTACGATGAGTAAACTTTCACCTGCTGCACAAGCAGTCCTTAATGCTTACCGTGATGCTGACATTGATGATGCAGTAACCGCTGCTGCTGTTCTTCGCGCTGCTGCGGATCAAATGTCTTCTCATCACTCAAAATCTTTTCTTTACAGCATCGCTGATGTACTAAAACTACAGACTATCGCCAACGAGCTTGAAGCCCAGTAGTCAGACCCACTCATGACCGACATCACCTTCTACAAACTCGACGCAGCATTTGCGTCTTTGAAAAAGTTCGACCACTTAGCTAAAGATCACGACTTCATCGAAGTATCGCTGTGGAATAACGGCGAAGGCTTTGACGTGCACCTAAGTGCCCATGGTGATCAATCCTTCAAATTAACCTGGGGAGAATACAAAGCACTCAAGAAACTTGTTAAAGAGCTCGATAAGTAAAGAAACAACCACTCCCTACTGCGCGCACAGCATGTCTCCCTACGATCGATTCGTTAAACAAGCCGCACATTCGATTTACATAGCCTTCGAAGATGCGACTACACCCGAAGCAGCGCTAGCCGATGCTCTGCGCGCCGCCCTTAGAACACTACCTAAACCTGAATCTAAAACAAACACCGAATACGACAAAGGTTATCGCCACGGGGTCGCGCGGATTCACACTCAGCTCGCGCTGATCGCAGACCAAATTGAAAACAGAACTTTGTAACACCGCATGTCCCACCGCTCCCGATTTAATCTCTGCCTAATCCTGGCTGCTGTATGCTTTGTGCTTACGGCATGCACGCCGGTATTCCCCCTGAATCTTATCTTTACGATTTCAGGGATTGTCTGCCTGTACGCTGACGTTGTTTTCAAACACAGATGATCATGTTCTCGGCAAACGAAATGACTGCAGATGGGTACAGACAAGCTTTCAGAGATGAAGTAGCTGTCCAAATCTCACCCAAACTCATCCACCTTCTATTCGACGAGAAGTTCAAAAAGGAAGCCCAGTTTGCTGGCCTTGAAGTCGACGAACTTCTCGTAGCTTACATTTGGCAGTTCACCGACAAACTCTGGGAGGGACGCTGACAATGCTTACACCTCGTTTTTATAAGCTCTTCGAAGAAACAATCGAAGCTGGTGTGCATCGCGGATACCACCGGGCACGTAAGCACACAGAGAATCCAACGGACGAAGCAGTGGTCGACTCCATCGTTAACTGCGTCATGGGTGAGCTACATGAAAACTTTATCTTTCCTGATAACGACTAAACTCAAAACCAAATCTCTAAACAAATGAAGACACTGGTAGCCCTAGCGGCGCTCTTATTAACCACGTGCGGCTCTGCGGCAAACGCACAATCGTACGCAACAACATGTACCCGCGATCCGAATAGTTCAGTCAACCTGCGCAACGGTCCTAGCCGCAACAACTATGTAATCGCATCCATTCCCGCAGATTCTTACGTTCGCGTGCTCACTTGGGTGTGGGGAGGAGACGGCATGCGTTGGTACAAAGTCGAGTACAACGGCCTAGTAGGTTGGCAACGCTCAGACTACCTTTGTCGTTAACAATGTTACGTAAAGTAGTCTGGGTTGGCGTCGGCGTTGCTGCTTTCATGGCGGCATCCGTCGGGGTTAGCTTGTTGGGTATGGTTGTATCCGCCTTGGTACCGGGTGCAGCTCCCGACCGAGAGGGCAGACTTGAGCCTTCTCCAGAGGAAACAGCAAGAGCTGAGTGGCTGAGGAAGAAGGGCGCGTCTCAAGAGACTCAACCTTCGACGCAGTCAACAGAAACAGCAGATAAACCCAGCGAACCGGAACCCCAACCCGAAGAGCAGCAACCAGCTCCCCAACCTAAGGAACCCGAGCGGTCAGCTCCTCCCCCTGTGGTTTCTCCCACGCTCCCGAGGGCGCCGACTGGGCCAGGTAACTTGGACGCTCCGTTCGATCCTCCGCCCCCGCCGGCTCCTCAAGTCGGTCCAGGTAATCTCTAATGAAAATCAGAATGTTTGCGATCATTGGAACAGTGGCTGGTGTAGTCACTGCTGTTGGGCTGCATCAAGGTGCGCAGCTTATTGCGCATCACGACGCACAAGAAGAACATCTAAGGCAAATGATGTACGCTCAAGTATCCCCGCTTGAGCAGACGTCAGGTCCAGGAGCATCACAACTGCCTGAAGGTTTGATGCCTTTAGATGCAAGTCCGTTGCCTGGTGTTCCTCAAGAACCGGGATCGGCAACACCGTCCATCCAGATACGGCCTGGAGTGAGTCCGCCGCGGACAAATACAAGCACAAAAGCGTTTTTGATACTGAAGAAGACAGATAAATTAGTTAAAGAAACCAAAGATCCTATTTGGTCGCTTGAACTCGTCAACAATCAAAACGTAGTTCTAGAGACTATGCCGGCATTGACGGGCCGAGCTAATAGACAGACAGCTAATCGAAATACAGCAGGAAACAAATCTCCGCTACCCAAAGGAACTTACAGAATTGATCGAACAGGGGTAGCCTCAGCTCCTTTTGATGACCCGGAATTAGGTAGAGGTTACTGGGTTCCTGTTACGCCGATGTTTACCACGGGGCGATCAGCCTTGGGCTTCCATCAGGATCCGAGCTGGGGAAAACTAAACGGAGAGTCCGGGACTAGTGGCTGCATAGGACTACCGTCCGCCGAGGCAACAATTAAACTGGTCACTTGGATTAAACACTACAACATCACGAAACTTGTAGTGGAGAGTTAAGCATCAGGTAAAGGAAAAGCCCGAGTTCGCTCGGGTTTTTTTTATGATAGGAGGCGCAAATTACGTTAAGTAGCTCAATTAAATAAAAACTTTTTATTAAGTGCAAGTTAACCGAACTGATGTACGAAGACGTACAGAAGTCACAAGCAAACCCAAGCAACTACGTAAAGTAGCGGAGGCTACAAAAGAGTAGCTATAGTTCGGAAAGACCAAAACGAGCGCTGATGCCAAAACCCGGTGAAACCAAGCTGCAAACATTCGATGTCTTCTCGAAGGCTCATCGGAAAGAGTGGAAATTCAGCGGGTCTGTAGAAGCTCGTAACCCACGTGACGCTAAGTACGTATTCATGCAGATGAATCAGATCGCAAACCCCAATAGCGTCGCCGTCTATCTAAAACGCTGACTCACCGCTTCCCTCGCGCCTGGTGGCTGCCCTGTGGGCATGTGCGGAGTTCGATTCTCTCGGCGAGGTCTTCAGGATCGTAAAAGCACTGAGTGTGCTAGTATGCTCTCGGTGGCACCGACCGAACAAAACGTGGTGCACACACCCTTACCAACATCAACATGACCATCAAAACGACCGACCTCGTAGAGCTCGGCGCCATCGCTGCCGAAGCTTACGACGAGTGCGATACCGCACTGAAAGCTCTGAACGAATCTTTCGGAGCACCGTACGAAGACGCGAAAGACAATCTGCTCCGCGATGTGACCGCTGCGGAAAACGCAGGTCTCGATCTGTCTGTGTTTTCCGGGGATAAGAGCCGCTTCCGGTTCCCCGAGCACAACACCAACATTGTTGTCCGTATCAGCCGGGTTCCCACGTCGCACGACAAACTGGAAAAGCTATCCGCAAAGGTGAACAAGCTGGAGCAAGAGCTGAAGGTTGCAAAAATGCAGCTCAAGCACGCCGCCGAAGCTCTTGTGCTTACAGGCGAGTGCGATCAGACGACCGACAAAATCGTTCTTGCCTTCACGCGGCTTAAGAAGTAGGGAGCAGCTCAGGCAACTGTGTGAACTGCTTGCATTTTCCTGGCGATCGAGCTAGGGTTTCCCAGAGCTAAAAAGCTGAGCCCCCTCCAGGCGAGGGGGTTGCTTCTTAGTCGCAACATCAACACCCTGTAACTAACACAAATGACCTCGCATTATTTGCTTGCTTGTTCGATCTCTGCCGATGTAAGGCAGTCAGTGCAAATTAAGTTTGACGATCTCAAGTTGCCGCAGTCGGTAATTGAAACCCTTGAACAAAACAACACCGTCAGTCTTCGCCCGAATCTTTCGAATTCCCTCAAAGCAGAACTGGATGCACTTCGTGTCATGCAGCGTGAACTGTATGACAGCTATTGCATTCATTACGGCGATTCTCACTTTGTCACTTCTAACTATTTTCAGTGCGCTAACGCTCTGATAAAGGACATCCGTAAAGCTGCGAAAGAGGCTAACGAGAGGCTGAAGGATCTCTGGCAAGAAGAGTACGACGCCTGGCATCAGACTGCGTATAACATTCTGCGTCCTTTATTCAAGGAAGATGATGAGTTTCGTCTAGCTCACGAAGCTTACCTGCGGTTATTTCCCACACAGGAAGAATACCGAGCGCCTATCCGCGTGTCGGTCCTGGGACCTTTGCCAATCTCTCTTGAGAAAGTCGACAAACCAATTGAAGGAGACCTCGCTTCCCTTCTCGCCTACGAAAACCAGATCAACACACAGCAAGTTTTAGAAGCGGCGAGAAACAACGCCGCCGATAAAGCTCTGCAAATCAGCGCAGAATTGTTGGACGATCTGGATGTTCGTGGTTCGCACAAGATTGGTAGACAGCAAACCGGTTCGCCTAAAAAGCGGGGATCCTGGCAGCTGACGGCAGAGAAGCTTCAGCTCATAAGCGACTCCGTCCCTGGCTTCGAAAAACTGGCTGACCTTGCGGCCGAGCTTCTGGACGCAGGCACGAGAATCCAAGCTGATGATCGAGCCACGCGGCAGAAGGCGGCAGAAGATTTCATCAACGTTCAGCAAACAATACGCGACGAACTGGAAGGAATCTGCGGAGACAGAGATGCGTCTAAAGGATTAGAAAAGCTCAAGAAGTCCCTAGCACTCTCCTCTCAATACAAAACTCTATGTGAGCGCATCAACGCTGCCGAGAATATCGGCGCCCTTAATCTCTTGGTCAAAGATGCAAACCTGGAACTAGACATTTATGCACAGCGTTCCAAGCAGCTCAAAAAACTCATCAACCAGCGCAAAGAACTCATCGGCGAGGCTGGCGAAAATCTAGATGAACTTCTGTCGGAACTTACAACTCGCCCCCAAGAAACAGAAACCGAGCAAACAGAATTCAAAGCTGCCGAGGTGGACTTCTAATGGATCGACTTGTTTACGTAATCGAGTCACCCAAAGGATATTTATGTGACATCGAGAGGTACACGCCTGACATTCTCGAGGCCGTAACTTTCGTCGAACACGATACCGCCGTCAAAAAACTGGCGGCTCTGGCTAAATTCCTGATGACAGAGTGCAGGGTAAACATGCACTGCATTCCTTTTCCCCATCCAGTCGGTTACAAACCCCAATCAACAAAGTCATGAACGATCAACTTTTCACCAAACTGCAAAACTTCCGCGGCGCACTGGGCGCAGCACATCTGGAACGCGGTCCAGTTATTGACGGATTGCTTGCATCACTCCTGAGTAAGCAGAATGCTTTCCTTCTGGGTGTGCCTGGTACGGGCAAATCAGATCTCGTGCGGAGCGTATGCGGAGGCATCACCAGCGCTAACTATTTTGGCTACTTACTCACCCCCACAACGGATCCGTCGGAGGTGTTCGGTCCAGTTGCGGTGACTAAACTTCTCGCCGATGAATACACCCGTGACACCGAAGGTTACCTACCGACAGCGCACATAGGATTCCTGGATGAATTATTCCGGGGATCCTCTGCCATCCTGAACTCCTTGCTCACTCTTCTAAACGAGAGGACATTCAACAACGGCAAAGAGAACATCAAGACTCCCATTCAATCGATCATCGCCGCGACTAACAGCTGGCCAGACGAAGAATCGCTGCAAGCTTTCGCTGATCGTTTTCTGTTCCGCCCGACAGTTAACCTCCTGCAGAAACCAGTGTCTAAGCGCAGGCTAGACGCATGGAGTCTGGGTCTCGAAAAACGGCCTGTTGTCGGGGAGCATCTGACCCTCGCTGAGTTGGCTGAGTTGCAATCTGAAGCTGATCAGATCTCCGTGTCGGATGAGTTCCTGGATAAGTTCAGTTCTGTGTGGGAGATGCTGGGGACACGAGCGATCACAATCAGCGACCGTCGCCGCGTTCAGATCCTTAAGTTCCTCAAAGCTTGGGCGGTTGTACAGGGGGACGACGAACTATTCCCTGAGCATATGCACGGTAGTCTGGTTCACATCGTGTACCAGTCAGCAGAGGATCAGGACATTATCAAAGAAGTCCTGGAGCAAGAGATTCCCACGGCGGACAAGGTGTTCGCCGACGCAAAAAGAGCAGCGGCGGGCATCATGGCCGAGTACAGCACGCACAGCCATCGGTACAGAGTCAAAGGTTTGAGTGAGCTCAATGAGTATGTGATACAGGTACGCAAGTACGCTAAAGACATGACGACGGTGAGGGATAAAGTTTCAGAACTACTGGATGGATCCAAACTAAGGATGTCTGCGGGCACGCGTAGCTCTGGAGTTAAACTGCAGCAAACCCTGCAGAATCACTGCGATACCCTTGCGCGAGCCATCAGTGACATCAGCAAGTAAGGAACTACAGAGCAAACTTTCGGTTGAGCTTGTGGAGTCCTGGTGGGTTTCGATCCTGCAGGACTCCAGGCATCCGGACTGCGAAGATCCGATCCACAGATTGGCGGTCACAGCAGCGGCGTGGGGTTACGGAGAAGCTCTCAAAGAGGAAATCTCCGAAGGCAGCACAGTCGTCGAACAGAAGTAAACCTTCAGCAAAACATCAAATGAACCTCGACACTCAATCAGAATTCATTCGTCTTGTTAACAATGAACCGCTGACACTCGCCTGTTCTGCGCTAGCAGATTTTCTCTGGGACGACTTCATCCGAGAAAGTCGACCTGTTGTCACTTACCTCATCGATCACCACAACATCAAGCAGCTGTCTCGCCTCGGCAAAGAAATCTTTGACAGGCTGTACAACGGCGACAACGTTAAGTGGCTTGTCAGTGAGGATGCTTACGAACAGTACTTTCGCAAGGTTTGCGACGGCGACAGCGCAGCAATTCCGGAAGGGTACAAACCAGAGAATGGGATCTGGTATGCGGTCATGGCTGACTTATCGCAAGCTGCTGGCTGGGCAGAACTACTGACGCGCTGCGTAGGCAACCAGTTCAACGCTGGAAACAACTCGGTCAATATCCTTAACAAGCTGGCTGAGGTTATCCAAAAAGCAATAGAAGAGCAGCAGTTCAACGTGGAGCTTCTGACCTCAGCTGGACAAAAGCTGCAAGAACTTCGGGAACAATTTCAAAAAGCGCAGAAGGAAGGGGATACACAGAAAGCAAACGAAGCAAGGCGAGCAGGTAAAGCTTTAAACCAAGCAATAAACGAAGCCATACAGCAGGCTGCCGAACGAATCCAACCGCAAACAAGCCAGATCATCGACCAAGTTATTAAGGAAAGCGATGACACGGAAGAAGCTTTATCTGTTCTCCACGGGGTCCAGCCCGGCTCAGGCAAGAAAACAAATGATTTAAAAGAGAAGAAAGAGCTAGCTAACAGATTAAAGAACAGCAAACAACTTCGTGCGTTGACGAAAAAACTCGGGGCGCTCCGCCGCGTATGGATTCAAAGGAAGAGAGCTAAAAGCTCTTCAGCGACTTATGAAGCGATCACGGGAGCTACGTTTAGCAACGATGTCACGCGGGCCTTCCCGGCGGAGCTTGCACTAGCAGGAACCGCCCAGGGCCGCGCATTATTTGCCCTCAAGTTCTCCCAGAAAACTATACTTACGAAAGACTATACAGCTCAACAAAAGAACTTAGGTAAAGGTCCGGTAGTGATGTATATAGACGTGTCGGGCTCTATGAGCGGGGAGCCGGAACTCTGGAGTAAAGCAATTGCGTTTGTGGTAGCCGAAGAAGCGTTGAAAGAAAACAGAAAGGTTTTAATTAACTTGTTCGATACGCGTGTCGAGCACACAGTGGAGCTTTGTCCCAAGAGCAACAACCTGCCGACAATGCTGGATTTTGTAGGGACCTGGATTCTGGGAGGAGGAACAAGCTTCAACGCCGTCTTAAGCCACGCGGTCGATAAAGGTTGTCGGGATCCCCGTGCGGACATTCTGATGATCACAGACGGTCACTCAGAGGTAAATGAAAACCTAAAGAGAAGGATAAACGCATTTAAAACAGCAACAGGCACTCAATGGTCAACCGTCTGTATAAACACGGACATACCCAACGTATGTCGAGAGTTCAGCGATGATGTGTACTCCGTGAACGTTTACAACACGGAGAAAGCTGTGGATGCAATTCAGAAGTGTCTCCGCTAGGTTTACGCCATGGAAAACAACCCAGCTGACGAAATCTCTAGAGTAAAAGATGAGTATTGTGGTGCTAAGAAAACTGAGTACGAATTAGAGCAGGGTGAACTAATTTCCACGGCGCCTCAACCCCCTAGACCTAGGGTGGGTCACCTATGGTACGACACTACAAATAATGAAATGTGGGTGTGTGTCGGACATGTTCACGGACAAGCACGGTGGAGCAAGATTAAGTCTGTATGAAAGAAATAGCCTGCATAATCCGATCGGTATACAACGAATACAAGTCCAATGGTATGACAGACATAGAGCTATGTTCTTGGGTGCGGGATAGATTGTTCGAATGTATGTCAGCTAACAAAACGAGTTCACTGCATCAATCCGTAAGGTATCAGGAGGCTCATATAGATTTCATAGACTCTAAGAAAATGTTCTGTATTTATAAGAATGGTGCAGACGGCGAGTGTGTTGACGTTTGCATGCCTTTAGCTACCTATGTCATGGAGGAGTTCGGTGTGCCGATAACAGACGATTTTTTACTGTCCATCGACATAAGCTATATAGACGTTATACAAATGGCAGAACGAATTACCGACGATATATGTGTCTGGATAACGAGGCTAGAAGGCTCCGGCGCAGAAATCTGAAAAAAATCCTAAAGGGCTTGTATACTGGCGAGCGTGTCTCTACTCTTGCACTGTTCCACTCACATGAACATGCCTTTCCAATTCTTGCTGGGGAACACCCCGATCAAACAAGCCGAGGCGGCTGCTCTCCTAGCTGCCACGGGGGAATACGGTCAGGGTCCCATTGAAATTGAACTGACTAAGGTCTTTGATCTGAAGAAGCTCGACAGCAATCGACTCTTCGAACTGTCAGTCAAGGAACAGAATCCAGAACTTGCCTCGCTGGCTTGGAAAATCTCCATTCAAAATTTCGCTGAGGGCAAAACTAACTTCAGCAATAAACGCTCGACGCCCGTGACAAGGAATGGCGCGCATAAAAAGATCTTTAAAGAGAGTGCCACCGCTGACGAGCTGATTGAAAAGCTCAACTCCCACAGCTGCTATTGGTCTGCAGGAGCTGCCTTGTTGCTGCGTAGTTGCGCGAGCGACTGGGTAACACTGAGAGAAGCAGCTACAGATTATGTAAATACTCTGTGGCGCAACACGAGCGTGCGGGAAACCTGCGTTGCTTTCCGAGGATTCGAGCGGAACCCGAACATCGGGGCTTGGGAACCCGTAGACAACGCGAGCGACGTCAACCGGAAAAACACCTTCCACGTATCTCCGGTGTATATCGGGCTTCGCGAGGGGCTGATCTGGTGCCGGAACCACGGGTTGGTCGACCAGGAAAAAGGAATCTCGGTCGGCAGCTTCAAGGATGACGCGCACGCAAAGGCAGAGCACATGCAGCGCGTGTACTACAAGGTCCGAGCCACCTCAAAGGGATGTGAGTTACTCAACTCCTGGGGCGACATCGACGACTACATTGACCGGGTTTTTGCGAGTCGTCACGTCTGACGGTCAAAGGACAAAAAAAGACCTATCATCAAACCCCAGCCTGCTGGGGTTTTTTCTTTTCTTCTCATGAAAATCAATTACATCACCGAAAACGCAGAAGCACTAAAGGCGATACAAGAGTTGAACAACTTCAGCAAGCTCTGCGCTGACACGGAAACAACGGGTCTCCAGGCCACGGTGGCAAAATGCCGGCTGGTTCAGCTCTGTGACGCGTCGCCGATTGTCGAGGATCGGACAATCCATGTATTTGATATTTTTAAAACATCTGTTTTGGCTGAGTTAAAGACTTTAATAGAGAGTCGTGAACTACTCCTAGGACACAACCTGGGATTTGATCTTCAGTTTTTCTATTCGCTCGGTATCGATTACAAAAATAAAATTTTCGACACCTACGTGGCTGAGAGGGTTCTGAGGGCTGGCTTCCAGGAGAAAAAGTACTCACCCAAATCCAACAAACCATATTTCGCCGATGTGTCTTGTTCGCTCAAAGCAGTAGCGGAGCGTCGACTGGAGATTGAACTAGATAAAGAACAACGTAAGACAGACTGGGGAGCGGAAGATCTGACCCTAGATCAAGTCGAGTACGCAGCCACAGACGTCGATGTGCTGCCGAAAATTGCAGCAGAACAACTTAAAGAACTAAACGAAGAATCTTTAATCGGTATTTACAGCATCGAATCGAGGTGTATCCGCCCCGTGGCCAAAATGAGTTACACGGGATTTAATGTAAACATAGAGCGTCTGCAAAAACTAAAGTTAGATCTTGAAACACAGTTGAACGAAAAAACAACCGAATTCGTGGAAGCATTAGATGCGAAGCTGCCTGCTGAACACAAGCTCCCACGATTGGCTGACGACTCAGTAGCAGTGGGTAAGAAAGCAAACAAGGAGTTCAATCCAGGTTCAACAGCCCAGGTCGCGGCTGCCTTCGACTTGTGCGGTATTGCGCTCCCTCAAAACGAAGACACAGGTAAAAGCACACTCAACCAGATTTCACTTGCGGAGTTCGACAGCAAAGACCCTGTGCTTCAGCTGTATCGAGAGCGAGTGAAAATCGAAACAAGTCTGGAGCACGTTCAAAAACTGATTCAGAATATCAATCCAGTAACCCACAGAATCCACAGTTTCTACAATCAAGTAGGTGCCAACAGCGGGAGGTTTACGTGCGCCGGGGCGGCCAAAACCGCAAAAACTAAAGTAAAAACGACATTCGCGGTGAACCTGCAGCAAGTCCCGCGATCAAAATCGTTCCGAGAATCGTTTGTAGCCTCTCCTGGATACAAGTTGATCATTGCGGATTACTCGCAAATGGAACTCCGTTTGCTTGCGGAGTTGGCTGACATCCCACAAATGCAGGAGGCGTACAACACCGATATAGATCTGCACACACTGACGGCGAGTTTAGTAAATGACTGTGATATATCTGAAGTAACAAAACAACAGAGGCAGATGGCAAAGGGAGCTAACTTTGGATTTATCTACGGAATTGGGTTCAGAAAGTTCAAGACGTACGCAGCCGCATCCTTTGGTGTGCAACTAAGCCTTTCTGAGAGCAAGATACTGCACAGTAAGTTCCACAGTGCGTACCCGCGTCTAAGGGAATGGCATCGCCAGCGCGGTGCTCTTGGTCAAGATGGTTGGTGTTACACCAGGACCGCTTTAGGTCGGCGCAGGCTGCTGTCGTATGACGATGCTCGCATGACCATCGCGGCCAATACGCTAATCCAAGGCACAGGTGCAGATATCCTAAAAGTAGCTCTAGGCGAACTAAACGAATACCTGAATGATGACGTTCGTCTAATCGCAGTCGTGCACGACGAATGCGTGTTAGAAGTAAAAGAAGGGCTAGAAGATTACTGGAAAGATAAGCTTGCAGAAATCATGGTTAACGCTGGCGCCTCTGTATTCCATAAAACCAGATTGGTGGCAGAACCCGGCATAGGCGATGACTGGTCAGCGAAGTAAAGTTTCCGCAGAACACTACCTCAAATGGACTTAGTAAAAATCCCACGTGGTCCGGAGAAAGAGATTTTCACCATCAGATCCGGAGACCAGTACTTCGCTTTCATTACAGGGGAGGAGGACATTTTTCTAATCGACGAAGCTTTTGAATCGCCTTTAGTCGCGAGTAACAAAGCCAGGGCTCTCAAGCGCCAGCACAAAATTCAAGTAAATCTAAAAAAGACAAAGAAACCTAATATCAAAAGTAAACTTCAGCCAAAATGTGTCTTATACACTGAGGCTGAAGTGGCCAAGCTGACGCACCTACGGTTTCGTGAGACTTGGTTGATCTGTGCACCGAAAGGTGGTTATGTGGCTAATGTCATGCAAAATAAAAAAGTAGTAGAATACACAGACACTATGGAAAACGCGAAAGCCTTTACGACATACGAAAGTGCTTCCGATTACGTTAAGACATTAGATATGGTTGTAAAAAAAGGGCACAATCTAAGAAGGTGTTTTACTAGAACAGATTGACTCGATCCGAGTTAATATTTAAATATACGAAGTAAGCCTAAAATGCGCCGTCGATTTGCGGGCCAAGCTATCGAAGGCTCGGGTGCTAATCCTTCGGATACCCTGGCGACGGTCACCGAAGCACTAAAAATAGCTCTTAAAAGCTCCAGAGGCGGTCGATTAGGTGCCGGGACAGAAGAAGAACGAGTGGAGGGAGCGAGCGCCGTTCCGGCAATTGCCACGGGGCAACCCGCAGTGGCATCCCCTGCCGCAGCGGCAGCTCCTGCAATGGATATCGCTAAATTACGCTCGGCTCTGGGCATCGACGAACTGATGTCTTCGCTAAAGACCGCAGGAACCCAAACGGAAACTCCAGAATTCAAAATGCCCGAATTCGAGATGCCTCAATTCGAGGCTCCGGATTGGCAGTCGATGATGCCTGATTTCGAGAGCCTGATCAAGCAATACATGCCTCAACCGACTGCTCAAAACACAGAGGGAAGCACACCAACGGGCCAACAAACGGCAACAGCAGAAGCTGTAGGAACAACTAAGAAACCAACTGGAACTAAAGTTAAGGTTGGAGGAAAAATCTACGATCTGAGTAGGGCAGGTGGTGCAGGTTTAGGGGCTCAAGACATCAGAAATATGCAAAATAGAGGATTCACAAATACACAAATTTCTAAAGCGGCCTCGCAAGCGAAAGCAGCGGGTGCAAAAATTTCAAGCGGTGCGAAGAATTTATTGAATCGAACGCAACCTGCTAAACAACAATCCCCCACACGGGCAAAAACCACCGCTAAAGCAATAACTGGAGCAGCTCGCCAAGTTGTATCACGGGCTTCGACAAAGTCAGCGGCAAAGAGCGGCGGTCGCGGTAAAAAATAACGGGAAAATTCGATGGCTCGCGTTCGATTAGCCGGCACTAACAACAGACTAAAAAACATACCAACTGCACAACCTGCGGGGGCCGGAACGCAGCAGAAACCAACTGCCGCTGGAATCTTCAAAATCGCAGGCACCCAAAGGTTGCGTTCCTCCACGGAACAAGCACGGCAGGAAGGCTTTGCTGTCCGGCAGGCACAAGCACAGGAGATCGAGAAAAAACAGGCGGCAGCTAAAGAAGCTTCAAAACTGTTGGCCGCATCCAGAGCCGCAGAAGCTGCGTCTACTAACGAAATGGAAATTCAAAAACTACGAAAAGCATTAGGTATAGAAGACATTATGAAAGCATTGCAAGATCAAACGCTAATGGCGCAACAAGCTAGCATGTTTAGATTTAACGAAGAGACAAATGAATATGAGTTCCCTTCGTTTGATTACAGCGAACCAGTAGACGAAGGAGGCTATGAAGGCGAAGAAGTACAAACAATAACGGAAGAAGACACAGGAAGCACAGAAAGTATTGAAGAAATTGACGCTCAAAAGCTGCCGGAAGCGATTGCCGCCGGTAAAAAAGTTAATTTGGTCACTGTCGGCGGTAAAACATTCAACCTGGCAAAAGCAGGGGGTCTAGGTTTCAGCACGCAGGATATTAAGTACTTACAAAAACAGGGATTGACTCGTAGTCAAATGATAAAAGCGGCCTCTCAATCAGATAGGGCGCCCACAGCGGCTGCGCAGAAAGCGCTAGGGATTAAGGTGACGCAACCTGCAGGAAGTGCTGGTTTCACCGTCGAAAAAAAAGCATCTAAAACGCAACAACAATCAAAAGCTTCTCCCAATCTATTCTTCGCTTCACCGGGGAAAGCGCAGACTTCTGCAGGCTCCAGCACACAAAGCATAGCTGCAAAAGCGGGAGGGAGCTCTGTATTCTTTGCTTCGCCCAGTGCTGCTCAGGTAGCGAAAGCAAGCGCAGGCGGCGGCGGTGGCGCTAAAGCAAGCGCAGGCGGTGGAGGCGGCGGCGGAGGCGGCGGCGGTGGAGCTAAAGGTGGCGGCGGAGGCGGCGGAGGCGGCGGAGGCGGCGGAGGCGGCGGAGGCGGCGGAGGCGGCGGTGGAGCTAAAGGTGGCGGCGGAGGCGGCGGCGGAGGCGGCGGCGGAGGCGGCGGCAAAGGAGGTGGCGGCAAACGCTAGTAAGCTGCCTAAAAAAGCCCAGCATGCTTATTAAGGATAAATACGTGCTGTCTCTGATAAAAGAGACCAAAAAACTAAATCTACAAATAACGGCACAAGACAGTGGGCACGCACAGGCGCAAGCAGGAGATATCTCTCGTTCGTTAGGGGCGGAAAAATACAACCTTAATTACAGCAACTGCGAAGAAGATTTACTGTCAAAACTATTTAAAGATCTCGCTGAGAACAATTTCACCCACGGTGAATGCCGCGAGTGGGAAGGAACGTTTACGAACAACGTTCCGTGTACATACGTCTTGGGGTCCAGGCACTACATAAGAACAATAATCTTGAAATACTTAGATATCCCCAAAGACGGCGTCACAGCAAAACCTAAATGTCTGTGTAAGAAATGTATAAATCCATATCATTTCACCTACGTCCAAGGCAAAAACGAGAAAATCTCATGCGGCGACAGGAAATTGGTAGTAGCCTACCGGAGCCAAGGTGTCGGGATCCCCCAGATAGCCGCGGCTCTCAACGTCCACCGATCGACTATTTACAGACAACTAAGCAATGAACTTGTTTCTAATGGGCCTGAAAGTCACCGCAACGGCGGATGACAACGACGGCATTGTGAACGTCTTAGCTGAAGCGCTTCCCTCGAACGACAAAAGAGTTGAAACCAAATTCCAACTCCTGCAACAATCGAATCACTACGTCGGGAAATTACTTAAAAAATTGGAAGTAGGACAAACCGTGTTAGCGATGGGTCCTACTAAACCGACAATCGATGGTGTGCTTAAGATGCAACCCATGCTGATTGTCACAGAAGATAATTTCGAGGATCTTCTCGCTATTAACGTCTTCATGGCCACGGGGGGTCTCGGCCCGAAAGCCGACGAAGTCGAGCTTTCAGACACAACCGTAACCAATCGTTCACTTGCGTGGCAGACAGAAGAAAACGAAACCGCTTGGTTTAAAATGACAGCTTGGGGTGAGCTGTCTAAACAACTCGCCGAGCTTGCACCAGGCACACCCACTATCGCGGTAGGCAAGGTTTCAACGAGTGAAAAGGATGATAGGAATTATCTTAACTACACAGTAGATAAGATCCTCTATCTCCCCAAATCCTCTAAGCAAACGCCAAAAAAAGCTGTTGATCCCGAAAAGGGTAAAGTGGCTGCCGCTGCTATCGGTTCTATCGATTTCTCCCTCTGATTAACTACTAACCATGGTCTTCATCGCTGGTCAATTTTCCCAAGACGAAATTCTGTGTAACGTACCGCCGCACACACTTCGTATTGATCTCCAGGCCCGACGCTGGAAGTCCGACGTCGACCCGGATTCTGCCATTGTCGATCGAAACGACAACGGTATTCCAATCGAGTTTGTTTTAGTCGGATTCACTCCGTACTTTGGCAACCTCGGTATGCGCAATCAAGAAGAATTCTTGCGCATCGCATACATCGGAGTGAGCCCAAATCACAGGTTGCTTCCGCCCCGTTGCGTCACGACCTCAATGATTTCGGGTAAATCTTCGCAAAAGAACTTCATTAGTTATTTCCAAACTCTCTACAACAATCGAATTAACTGCGCATCAGTCATTACCACGACGAAATTCGTGACTCGCAGCTTCAATGAGCGCGATCCCATGACCGGTGCTGACGGCGCGAAAATCAACTTCAACGCTCTCGAATTCTCGGATCGACCGCCATCAAATGATGAAGAAACAAAGTTGATTGAGGATATCAACAGCTGGCTTGTCGATAAGGGAGGGAATCTATGCGCATCCGCATTGAAGTCCCATATCCCTGGCTCCGATTTAGTGGAACTACCCCTGGGGGCGGATCACACCGAGATCAAAGCTCGATTCGCCGCTGAGAGAGGAACCCCTCCAGAGCGCTCATTCGCTAGCGCGGCGCCAGCGAAGGCTTTGAAATCTGCGGAAGCAGAAGAAAAAGTCGAAAATGAGCCGCCTAGCGCCAAAGCAAAAAAACCAATCGAGCTAACCGCAGAGCAAGCCAAAGCTCTGGGGATCGATTTTTAAGCTAGAGTTATCTGAGCCAAGGTAAAGAGCGGTCTAACGGCCGCTTTTTTTTATTCTTCTAAGAGGGTCGGGTGCGCAACCTCTTTTGGAGAGAGCAACTCATCAAAAGCAGGAAGAATAACCCCATTCCTTGCGCACCAAGAAACTAGACGAGAGAATAAACTGTTCCTAACTAAATACTGTTTATGCACAGATTCAAAAACCACTTTCATTTGCTCTCGATCAAGCTTGGCGAAATCTTCGCAAACTCGTTTGTGTAAAAACTCCTGCTCTGTATTAAGCCATTCCAGATTTAACATAATCTACAGAATGCACTGACGTCATAATAGGCAGCATTTACCGGATAGACCGGAAATTTTGGTTAAACTCTGACAGCTCGAAACCCAGACCAATGGCAGACTCCTTCTATCAGCTTCCAAACGGCGTCGCCCACGCGCTGATAAAGCACAGTTTCATCACAGGCTCAGTTCTAGTCCCATTCGATCCGCTGTCGATATTGAGCGACCAGCTCAGACGTCACAACTTTAACGTCGTCGAGAACAAGGACGAAACAAACCTGATGGATCCTGTCTGGTGGGTCGGCCAGAAAGAAAAAAAGTTTGATTGGGTCATAGCAGCAACAACAGGTTTAGGAGACTACACAGAGTATATACTTGAATACGGTATTCAGATTGCAACACAAGGTATAGCCGTTCTAGATAGGCTGTCGTTCATAGAACCAGTAGCCAAACGTAAAAGCTTTCTGTTAGCAAACAAGATCAGCAATATGATTGTTCTCAATCCACGTCCTAAATTCCGAGCCATCGGTTCCACGCGGGATTCCGTCACCAGCTGCTGGTTTGTTTTCCAACGCCCTGAGCAGTGGCACGACGGAACTCAGATAACCTTTGGTCTGGACTGGGACCGTGTCGACCCTCTGCCCTCTTTAACATGACAATGACTCGCCGCCAAAAGTTCGACAAATTTCAACGAGATGTTCTGGATCAACTCACAAAAACAAATACACTTCTCGAAAAAATTACAGCCCTATTGGTATCAGAACAACTCCTCCAGGAGTGCGTCTCACCTGAGGGAACCGCTAGATCTGCCTCTGAGTGCGCGGGGATTATTACCGACTCTTATTGCGCAGGTCTTTGCCTCGCCGAAGAGCTGAGCAGCCATAACAGGGATTTTAATTACCAAAAATCTGAATTCTTTTTGGATTCCGATGAAGACGAAAGCACTGAGCAGGACCAGAATGAAGACGATGACGATGATGAAGATACAGACTCTCGACCGTTTCAGATGTCGTTCTAAAATCAAATAGTAAACTAAAGGTTAATCGACACAAAAATGTGTCCCAAACCAGAGTTACGCTAAACGGCCTGAGGCACTACAACTGCGCAGGAGTACCCAAACCTCTTCCATCCGTTACAAGTGTCCTATCGGCCACGCAGACGGAGGAAACGCGTAAAAAACTAGCGCACTGGAATCTAATGAATCCTGGTGCGCTAGAAAACGCTGCTGCGCGGGGTTCCTTCATCCACAACGCTGTAGAGAACTACATCAGAGGGCTAGCTGTACACCCTGCGGATGATGTTCTCGCATACTGGAAAGGTATGCCGGAAAAATTGGATGAACTTCTGGACGAAGGAACCGTTCTATGGAGTGAGAAGCCGTACAACCAACCTCAGTGGTCTAGGTATGTAGGAGAAGACGGTATCGGCAGGATCCATTACTATGACGAAAATACAGGTCACGGATACGCCGGTTGCTGTGACATCATTTATAGAGATGTAAATGGAGAAATTATTCTCGGCGACTTTAAAACTTCAGTAGGTCCCTACTCAGCTAACTTCCCAAAAGCAAAAGATAACCTTCCAGATAACGTCAAAAAATCCTTAATAAGTGGAGTCTTTAAACTAAAGAAAACGCAACTACAATTAGCTGCTTACACACTGGCAGCGGAAACTTGTCTAGACATAAAAATAGACAAGACCCAGATAATCGTATCGACTCCACTGCCAGAGTACCCCGTTCAAGTTTTCACTTTTAGTAGAGCACAAGTCGAAAAACACGTTGAACAATGGCTGCAGGTTTTGCGGCAATTTTATGAATCTGCCAATAAGTGAAACACCTTCTTAAGGGCGCCTTCCACTGCGCTGCAAGGGGTTTCGTGGCAGAATGACCTGACGTCAGGAGACCATGGACTTTTTCTTCTCAATCAACTACGCAGTCTCTGAGTACGTCAACCCTGCGACGGGCAAGATCGCGGCGGGGGGCAACTTCGCCGCTTTCAACAACAACTGGCTTCCTCAAGAAAAGGACATCGCAGCACTAGCTGACGCTGTCACCACGCAGCAAGCTGGCTTGTGTGCCTGGCACCTTGTCGATGGGCGAAGACGCGAGGGCAATACCGGTGCAATCAAAGCCGGTTTGATCATCATTGACATCGACAACCAAGCAGATGGGAAAGATAAAGACGGCAACAAGATACAAAAGCAAGAACTGGACGTAGCTCAGGCACTAGAGCTAAATATCTGTAATAAATATCTGAGTCTCGCCTACCTATCGCCGTCTCACACAGAGACTTGGCCTAGGTTTCGTTTGGTGTTTGGTCTAGAAAAACCAATCATCGACGCCGGGTTCTACCAATGGTTTACCAGGCACATTGCGCAACAAATACCAGGATCAGACAGGCGTGCTACCCAAGCCGTCAATTTATTTTACGGCGGAAAAGGAACTTCTAGCTTACTGGTAGTCACAGATAAATTCATACCGGCATCTAAGATTGATGAGGCATACGCTGTGTACGCCACGCTGCCTCCTCCGGAAGAGGCGGTACGGGATGCGGAGCAGCACTTAAACACGCAGCAATCGCCGGAGGGGGTTGACCTCGAACGCCTGGTCAGCAGCACAGTCCGGTCAATGCTGGATGGCGAAGAAGTTGAAGACCGCTCCTTCGCGCTGGCGATTGCCCTCAAGGAAATCATCGGCTGGAGCAACTGGCTGAACGCTCAGGGCATCGCGACACGCGAACAGCCCTTGACAACCGCACACCGGGTGTTCGAGAATGTCTACGAATACGACCCTGTGCTGGATGGCAAATTCAACCGGATCCTGAACAGCATCACAGATCCTGAAACGCTGCAGCCCGCTGTGGTCATGGCGTCAGACGATGGGTCTTTAGCTGCCTGGAAGAGACTTAAGAGCACTCACAGAGAAATTTTCGAAGCAAAGTGTACGGACAATGTACGTACAGAAATCGCGTCGAAAAAACCAAAGCCAGCCAACTCCGTACTCACTTTCGACGATTTAGTTCGAGAGATGGATACGAAACCGGCAGCAACACCAACATCAACATCTACACCCCCCGATCCCATGGCCTCCACGCCGTCGACTCCGGCTCAGCTGGTCCAGCTGCAGCAGGGAAACCGTCAGTTTTCTGAGAACGATGTCGCAGATATCATCGTCAATAATTACGGTAATGAATTTCTGTTTGACTCTTCTTTGGATGAGTTCTTTACATACGACGTAGACGAAGGTATCTGGTACGTACAAGACGAACAGCACATCAAACGAAGGATTATAAAAACACTAGATACATTTGTAGCTGCGGGTGTGATGCCTCGCTACAGCGCATCGACCGTTAGCTCGGTTTTCCAGATCCTCAAAGGTAAGCTGCTCAAGTCTGTGAACGGTGGACGGGTGTCCATCTGGAGCAGCAGCAAAGGGCAGATCCCCTTCAAAAACGGTGTCCTAGACGGGAACTCGATGGGGTTCCAGGAGGGCAGCCAGAAAGAGCTCTATCTACGCAGCAAGCTCGCGTTTCCGTACGACAAAGCCGCTCAGTGTCCAAACTTCCACGCGTGGTTGGACTCGTGCATCGGACAGGACAAGAAGATCATCATTCGGGCGTTTTGCCGTGCGCTTCTGACGGGGTACACCACGGGGGAGCGTTTCCTCCACCTCGTCGGTCCTGGTGGGACAGGTAAATCAACAATGCAGCAGCTGTTGATTGCACTAGCTGGGTTCTCCGGGACTCACACCAGTAACCTGGAAACGATCGAAACAAATAAATTTGAATGCTACAACCTAATCGGCAAGAAACTTCTGCTACTTACAGACGAGGCTAACTTTAACAAACGCTTGGATGTTCTAAAAAAGATTACGTCCGCATCAGATACGCTGAGAGCTGAACGTAAGTATGGTAAAGAAGTAATTAACTTCAAGCCAGAAGTACTGGTCTGTATCGCATCTAACGAGCATATCAGCTCCTCGGACATCAGCAGCGGTCTAGAGCGTCGCCGCCTAACGATCATCATGGACAAGGTCGTACCGGCGTCCCAGCGGCGCGACCTTCTGAACGTATACGCAGATCGACTGGAGGGCGACCTCGTCCCCGAGCTTAGCGGTGTGGTCTCCTGGGCTCTCGATATGCCCTTCGATGAAATGCGCGACGTGCTGGCTAACCCCGTCAAGCACGTGCCTTCGCTCAACGCGACCAACCTCGAAGCGCTGATCTTCAACAATCCGTATGTGGCTTGGCTAGCGGAGTGCACGATGTACGCACCTAATAGCCACGGGTTGATTGGAGCTGGTGCTTTTAGACCCAACACGGACGAGGCTGAGAAAGGTATGTTCGTTAAAAATGCATACACAGAATTGTATGCGAGCTATGTCAATTTCTGCAAATCAAACGGATACAAGCACTCAGCAAAACCTCGCTTCGTTGACCGATTGAAAGAAACCATTAGGAACGTGCTCAAGGTCGAGGGTGTTGGGCCTAAGTTTGTAAATGGCAAAGCCGTATTCACCGGACTACGATTGAAGCCGTACGACCCCTCGACCGATCGAGCGGCGGCCGGTTCAAACCGCTTACCGTCTCCGGTCGAGTGGGCCTCTAACCCTGACAGTGCTCTCTGGAAACCGGCCTTCGAAGCTCATGATCAAATCCCCGTCGAGTCTGCTTAACGGCGCAACCTTGCTGTTCGGCGGTGTACTGACCTTCACCGTTGCTCTCGTTCAGCCTGCCCACCTGTCCACGGCGATTGCCGCTGCGGGTGGGTTGCTGGCTGGAGCCGCATCAGCAAGCGAATTAACAAGGAAACAAAAAGAAGATCGAGCGGAAAGCTTGAGAGTCGCTCAGAAATTCACAGCTCTCTACACAAAAAATATGGGGATGCTGGTTCCCCAAGAGCTTGCTTTTGAAACAGGCGTAGACCTAGAGCGGATCGAAACCTTTCTGGAATCCCTGGCCGAAAACCAAGGGGGACAAAAGGTCTCGACAGAGGCGGGGACGTTTTACAAGTTCCCGCACCCAGAGAACGTCCTAGATCAACTCACAGCTAACGCCACAGCGTGGGCACGCAACCAAGCCGAAGCTCTAGTCGCCGAAAACACGACTCTCAAGCAACAGGTGGCGACAATGCAAAGCATCCTCATGCAGATGCCAGCAATGCCTAAGCCGCAAGCGCCGATGGTCCCCAAAAAAGAAAATGCCCAAGAATCCGTAGATCCCTGGACAAAACTGCTATAGTTAAAGAACGCGCGAAGGCGAAGAAGCTGGGGCCATGAACCCCGGCTTTCGCTTTAGGGAGCTAAACGCGCTTTATGCAAGCGAGACTTCTCGTACCAGGTTGCGATTTCAGGCGCCCACGCAGTGAAGTGCGGCCACATCAGATCGCATAGATTGCGAATCTCTTCCTGAGCATCGAGCTTGCTGCGCAGATCCATGAAGTGAAGGAAGGAGCGCATGCTGAACGTGACGACAAAGTGCTGCCGGAAATCAAAGGGCAGAATGCCTCGCGCATGCTCTTCCGCGTGCCCCAGATAGCGAACCATATGGCAATAACGCTGAGCAGCGGCTTTACAGATAACTAGATCTTCGCTGCGGTGCTCCTCGGTGTAGGTATATTTTTTTCCTTGGCGGTCGGAATAAGTACCTACAGGGCGCAAATAAAAAACGTCTTCCAGATCAACCAAACCATCCGCAGCCTGGCAGATACGATTGCCCGTATAGCGCATGGACTGAACGTCAAACGACACGGCCACGCGGTGCGTGCGCGCCTGCTGCATCACGGAGTGAGGAAAAAACCCGCAGCTGAATGTGATGGATGGATGCTCTAGCGGACCGTAATGCCCGCGTTCACCTGCGAGCAACCGCTTTGTGATGATTTCGCCAGCTCTAGACTCGTTCGGAGGATCCTCTGTAAAAACGTAAGTCTCTGAATAATCTTGATGAAGGGCAAACCAAACGAGAGTTTGCGGATGCACTGTTTGATTCAGCACATCCACCCTGAATTTAGGATCCACGCGGAAAGATCAGGATTTAGGGAAAGCTTCCTGATACCGAAGACGGCGAGTGATCTCAGAGGGCGTCGTGCCCGCTAAGCGCACCGCATCGAGGTTCAGGCGCTGCCCGGCCATCCTAATCGGAAAATCGTTTGAGTGATACATCAGACGTTACCTTGCTTTTTAACCTTAGCTAAAGACATCAAATTGTTAACCGTGTTGTGTGTATTTAAAGCGTAATCAGTAGGCACAGCCCGAGTGTTAAGGAAGTTTTGCTTGGCTAAAAGCAGGAGCTCTTGCTGCATGCGTAGCCTCTCCTCGGGTTTATTCTGAGCCAGAGACATCATGTACTGTGCCTGGCTCATATCGTCAGCACTATCAGGAGCAGCGATGGCACGCGGGTTATACCCAGCGGCACCAGTTGGGTAGTGACTGGTTTTGATATTACCGGGCGAATACTCAACAGCCTGCACGGGGGGTCGTACGTAAACACCTCGGTCGTGCTCAAGCTGAGATGCCACGCGGGTCGGAACGTCCAACGTCGTGACGCGGCGGAGACTTAAATCAGGTTCTCGATTGTAACCAAGCAAGCCAGGGGGAAACTGCATCTGAGGCATAGCCTCGGGCTGCTTACCTGTGCCGGTTCCTGGAACAATCGCCATTACTGATCTCGCCGATTCGCAGTCTTACTCCTAATTCTAAGATTATCAGGTGAATTATCTAACGGGTTTTTGTTCTTATGGTCAACTTCTTTGCCGTCTCCTTTTGAGACACGGCCATTTTTCTCCATCATCCGGCGAGCTTTATTACGAGCCGCACGACGTTTTTTTTGCGCTTCGGTCGCGTGGTAGGTGTCATACTCCCTGTCGTAATCGCGGGACATACCAACCTCAGCACATACAAATTATAAGATGTTCAGGGTTCTATCTTTTTGAATACCAACTCATTATCAAAAAATTTATCGCGCATACTCAACGCGATATCCTCCTTAAATTGCTGCCATAAGCCGGTATATAAACCATCACCTGGCTTATATAGATCATACAAAAACTCTATAAAGTCTGCTTTCTTTTGCTCCTCCTTAACGTCCCAATTATCTAAAACTCCTTGCCAATCGAATCCCTCGAAAGTCATAGCGGCTGAAACCAACACTCCAACATGTTGGCGATAAGGGCGGCTCTGTAGCTTAACATTCGAGCCATTTCTCTGGTTATCAAATCTCCGAGGGGAGACTCTTCTTCATCCCAGCTAAAGGTTTTGGCGGAAGCACGCAGATCTGCGCAGCGTGCGATGTTATCCCAATCAATTGAGTTCATTTGAAAGCTCGAATAGCCCAGCCGCTCCCAGGGCCTTCCACGAGGAAGCGGGGGCCTAGGTTCTTCTTAGAGTAAAGCAGTCCTTTGCCGTTGGTGGAAACGTAACCGCCGTTAACGAGGTCTAACTCGCCGAAGGGGTCGTTCACAACGTACCTTGTATTATCCTCGTTGCGGCCGATAATCACGATCCAGTGGCCACCGCCTGTAGGAGCGCCGACAGGTCCGTGATGAAGAATCCCAATAGGAACAGGGATACCGCGCACCAACTGGGAGTCGATATCACTCCAACCGAAGTCCTGACAAAACTCAGCTTTTAACCCGTAAGAAGAGAGCGCAGAAAGCTGAGCGGCAGCAGACGTTGTATCTCCGTACTTATATACAGTTTTAATGTACTGATCGTCTCCAGAAATACTGTTGGGTTTGAGAAATTTTAAAAGCATGGCGCAACTGCTGGAGAAGCAAGTGCGCAGAGGGTCTGTTTGATTATCCCGCTGGCTGTAATAGGGAACCGAAAGAACTAAGGGCTGAGGGTGAGTTACCGTCTCGTCTTCGACTGGAGCGGGGTCATTGATGATTTTGAAATCATTGGGCCACATCCACCACGAGCGGTCAGGCTGAGCCTCCAGAGTCAGCTTGTAGTGCTTCTCGCCGGGAATCATCGTGATGGCCTGCCAGCGGTGTGCTGAGCCCTTAGGGACGAAAAGCTTTTGTTCGGCCGCCAGGTCAGAGGCTTGCTTGGGCTCCCGCTTTAGCCAGGTGTCCCGCTGGGCAAGGATAGAAGCAGACAAGAGCGGATGCAAAACCTTGGTTAAAAATAGCTCGCGCTCAGCTTCTCGGCGATTTTTTAAGCCTTCGATAATCTTTCCGTCGACTTTCGTCCAACGGAGAAACTCAGATGCGACAACAGATGCCTCAGCACCGTCATTCAGTAAACGTAAAAGGGTAGAACTTTTGAAAGCTCCTATACCTACGTTGTACGAAAAGCTGACCAGAGCATCAAATTGATTCTGGTTGACCGAAACCTTAAGAAGGTTATGGACGCCGTCAGCAAAATTGTTGACACTCTCCTGAAGCCACGTGTCGGCTTGGGCTTGAGTGATTGTTAGTTTAGGGCCGACGTGAGGACCAGTCGTACCCCAGCCAATTGTCCAGACGCCGCCAATATCTTGATAAGAAGTTAGCTCACAACCCTCAAAACGCTTGATTAAATCAAGACCTTTGGCGGAAACGTTCACTGAACTTGAACATCAATGCCGATCCGATACTCAGAACCGGAACGGCCTTTCAACTGAATATAGGCGTAATAAGCACCGCTGCTGGCAATTCGCTGCTGAGTAACAGTACTGTTCCGGCTGCTGAACTTGGAGGGAGAAGCAGTCATCACCTCCTCCCCGCTCGAATCCAAAATAATGACATCACCGCAGCTGTTCTGATCTCGAATATCAACCTGCAGGATGCCGGTAGCGTTTACGGTCAGAGGGTAATAATCAGATATCCCGTAAGAACCATCAGCAGCGTATGTACGGCTGGAAGAATCCACGACAACCACGCCGCTGGCGTCGAGAATACGGCGCTGATCGAAATGCGTCGATCCTGTACGGCGCGAGGCGTCGGTCAGACCGCTATTGACTACAGTATTTAGCTCAAGGTTCTTAGTGAACTGAGACACGATCTGTCCGCCGTTTACACACAGTTTAGTAGAAATTTAAGCATGTAACGAGAGTGCCGACCTTTAAAATTTAAATAGCTAAACCAAGTAGATGGGTCCGGAAGCTTTAGTCGCTGCTGCGGCAACGGTGCTTGGTTTCCTTACATGGTCGCACCAACAACGGCAGAGTGTCATTAACGATCGTTTCAACTCGATCAAAAAACGACTAGAGGATGTCGAAAATAAGGTCGGAGAAATCCCGGCTATATACGCCATGAAATCCGAATTAAATGCGGGATTATTAGATATTCGAGATCGTCTAAATCATATTAACGATAAGTTAGATCAATTAATACTGAGCAGGATCAATGAAAAAAACTAACTACAACTTTTGGCTAGCAATTTGCTACGAAATAACTAAAGCATTAACAGAACACTTTAAAGGTTTAAGAAACAATAAAATAATAAGAATGATATCGATATACTGCAAACACGATTGGGTATTGTGGCGGATTGAATCGGCACTGGCAGATGTCGATAAACAAATAGAACAACTGCATAGAGACTGGGATAAAGCAGAAAAACCAAAGAGCAAATATTACGAATTACCTCCAGATGGTTCTAAAGCTCAGCAGTTACTAGGGGGTGAAATGGGCATCCGCAGTAACCATATAAAAGAGTGAGTAAACTTAAAAAAGAGTCTCAATAACCATGGACGACTTACTGAGTAACGTTAAAAGTCTGGTTGAAATCCTCATCGCCATCCACGGGGTGGCTTTGTTGATCGTCAACTTGACGCCGACTCAAAAAGATAACGAAGCAGTGGCTAAGTACTACCGAGTGGTAGAAATCTTGGCCGGCATCGTCACGCGGCTGGCAAAGGACTGATCGCCGGTTCAAGCAAAGGTATTCGGCAGAGCTCCGTATACTCTTGGGCAGATTCGACGGTCTCGTGACTGTCGTTTACCCACTTAAGGATTCTGCTCTCGCGCTCAGGGGTCCAGAACTCCTGGGCGCGATACCAAGAAAACCAAGGTAAGTCAGACTTAGCTAAGTTACAGCAGGCGCAGGACGCAATAAGATTACTGCGGGCTGTTGTACCGCCACGGGCTTTCGGCACGACGTGATCTAGAGTATCAGGATTGGAACGTCCGCAATAAGCACAAGCCTGCCAAGCGTCAAAAATATCTCGTCGGAACCTCTTTCTGGCTTTACTCCGCTGTAAACACTTGAGTTCAAACACATAATCTTGTTCGCCCACTCAATGTGTGCGGCTCAGAACAAGTTTAGCTAAATGAACAAAGTCAAACTTGAATTAAATCGGGCAAATATCGATCAAGAGTGAGGATGTGCTTAGAGGCTGCTTCAAAAGTTTCAGCCAAAAACAAGCAAGCCAACTCAGGATCCGTTCTATCCCCGCAGGTAAACACATCGACGGCGGCGTATCCGTGCTCGGGCCACGTGTGGATCGAAATGTGGGACTCGGCGAGCAGCGCAAAACCGGTGACACCCTGAGGGGTGAACGGATGGGTTCGGATATCAATTAAAGTCGCATGAGACACGCGGGCAGCCTCAGCCAAAGCATCGCGAATGAAAGCTTCGTCGTTAAGTTTTTGCGCAGAGGCGCGGTAAAGCTCCAGAACACAATGCTTGCCGCAGCCCATCTAACGCACCCAAACTGTTTCAATTGTAGTGCGGTTTACTGGCATAGCAGCTAAAGTCCATAGCGGCTCACAAAAAGTCATGGTTAAACCCAGAGTGCAATGGTTGACAAAAGATCACTCGTTGTGGGAAGTCGATTGGTTGCGCTTTTTGTTTAAGCCAGTTCAGGATTACATAGAAGTTGAATTTGAAGAAGATAAAATAAAAACAGATGAAAACACTATATTAATATGTAATCATTCAGTACCGTATAGAAATGTTTTAAATAGACTAAGGCAAGAGGGCAAAAAATATGCAATCGTTCTTCTGAGCGACGAAAATCTTATAGAGCCTTGTGAATGGCTCCACGACCCGCACTGCGTTGGGTTGATGAGGAATTATATAAACCCTATGTTATTAGGACACCCTAAAGTGTCTGTGTTTGGACTCGGTTATAAAATTGGATTAGTTAAAGAGTTACAAATAAAAGAAAAGCGCAAGTCGGTGTGGTCGTTCGCAGGAACCCCTCACAAAGATCGAGCAGCTGTTATAGAGAAATTTAAAGAGCTGCAACCTTACAAAGTGCACACCTGCAGCGGTTTCAACGCAGCGGATGGACTAAATACAAAAGAATACGCAAAGTTACTTAAAGATAGTAAGTACGCGCTATGTCCTCCAGGACAGGACAGCATGGATTCATTTAGAATATACGAAGCATTAGAAGCCGGTTGTGTGCCTGTGTGCTTAAAAAACACAGGTTACTGGCACGTATATCCCTCTTACTGGCATGGGGTGTTTATCGGAGAGTCCACGTTGCCTTTTGTGTGTGAAAACACCTGGGAAGATTGTATAAGTACTATAAAACAGGTAGAAAAAGCAGGTCTATATAAAGAGATTCAGAATGATTGTAAATTTTTTTGGGATAAATGGAAAACCGCCTGGCAAAACCAAGCGGTTAAACTTTACGAGAAATTGTAGTGAAGGGGACTACTGGGCTTTGAGAGCTGCTACTTCAGCTTCCAGGGCTTCGATGCGAACCTGGGCTTCCTGAAGGGCTTTGATCGCCATCCAGTACATTTGCTGCTCTTTGACGCCGAGCTTCTCGGGTTGATCGTCCTTGGCTTCTTCAAAGACGGTGATCACTTCAGGGCAGCTTTCCGCCACCTGCTGCGCGATCACACCAAGGTTCAGGTCAGCATCGTCGGGTTGATCTTTGTATCGGTAGTTGACGATCTCCCACTCCTTGATGCAGTCCCAGGTGCCAGCAGCGGGGCTAATGTCTTTCTTGGCGTTGCGGTCGGAGAGGTTGACGTCGTTGGCTTGGTAGTTGGCTAAGCCACCATTCGATCTAAATCCTGCCCTTAAGGTACTTGAACCATAACAACCAAGAAATAGACTTGCCGTGTTATTTATATCTGTAGCGTAAAAAATTTGAACGCCAAGCGGACTACTGCTGTTTCTATTAGTAACAATTAGTGCTTCGTATCCATTATTATTTGTTACTAATTCATGTACAGCATCATACCCGGAGCCTGTACCAATATAGGCGGCACCTCCAGACGCAGCTTTTAATGCTCCTGCGGCTGTAATTCTTGCTCGCTCCGTTGAAACCCCCGCCCCATCCGCCGTTGTAGAAAATACGAGACGGCCTGGCATGTCGTTAGCGCCTGACGTGCCGTCAACAAATGCCGAAATGTTTGCAGCTTCTACTAGCTCGCTGCCGTCTGCAGCTTGAAATCTAATTTGCCCAATGCAATTACCGCTTGGAACCAGGTCATAAGAATTAAGGGTAGTTCCGTTGGAACGAGCAAGCATTAAGCTCACCCCTGCATTGCTTGAAGTGCTGTTGTTGTTTGCTGTCAGTGACAGCATGTATAATTCTTTAGCCGCAGTTCCCGCAGCCTCAAACTGCACCAGCGGATCTTGCCCTGATGCTGAATTATTAAACTTGTCACGCGCACTAGACGTACCAACTAAGAGGCGCCCACTTGAGTCAATTTGAGCCCGCTGTGTGTCATTTGTCGCAAATACAAGCGG